CCGCCCCGATAGAGCACGGCGACGACGGTGCCGGCCCAGCAGCCGCCGGTCCATAGCCGTCCGCTAGCGGGATCGAATTCGATGTCGGCGGCGGTTGCACCCGCGGTTGAAACCTCGATGATCTCGACCACCGGATAGAGCGACAGCGTCAGCGCCTGCCGTTCCAGCATGACCTCGTTGCGGTCAAAGGTGAACGTCTCCAATGCCTCGGCCAGTCCGAAGCGCCGATTGCAATACTCTGCAATGAGGCGTGACTGCATCGTGATCGCGGCCTGCAGCGCGGCATCTTCCGTGGTGCCCTCAATTTCGAGCGCAAGCTTGAGGTCGTCGAGGCTGATCAGGTCAGGCCCCGCGCTGTCGGTCGACTCGTCGATGATCTCGAGGACGGAATGCATTATTTGAACCTGACCGGCTTGGCTGCGCGCTCTTGCTCCGGCCGATAGTCGCGGCCGTCGTTTCCGCGCTTGACGGCGAGGCGCCAATCGTCGGACGCACCGGGCTTGGCGGTGGTGTCGGATTGCGCAATGAAAAGCGAGCCGCCCAAGGTGACGGCGTCGCCGGCGACATAGCTCGTGCCTTCCTTCCAGACCCCGGCATCGAGGACGATGGCGGTCTTGATTTCATGGACGGCCTCGCCGACCGCCCAGCGCAGCGTGCGCCCGCCGTCCGGCGAGGTGAATGTTGCAGTCTTGAGCGCGCGCCCGACCTGCTCGACCACGCGATCCTCCAGATAGGTCAGGTCGCTGGCGTTGCGGCCGGTCTCGCCCTTGGCACCACGTTCACCGGGTGGCCCTTGCTTGCCTTGTTCCCCGCGCTCGCCCCTTGGCCCCGGCATCGGCACCAGCGCACGAACCTCGGAGAGCGCGCGCTGACATAAGGCGAGGCAAACGCCGATCGCCTCATGCAATGTATATTGCGGAGCAGGGATCATTGCTGCCTCTTATGCCGCCAGCAGGAATGCGACTACGGCCGCCTCGTCGTCATCGTGCTGCCCGGTCGCACTGCCGCTGAATTTCACAATCATGCCGTCGCCCGAGCCGCGGTTACCGCCGACGCCGGTCGCCGCCGCGCGGATAAGCCCGAGCTGCGCTGCGCTGCGGCCCGCAACGCCGGCCGATCCTGCCGCTTCGCCGACGATGCCGGGAAGCATCCCGGCACCCGCGCCGACAACACCGACAACACCGACAACACCGTGGGCCTCGCCCTCGAGCTGCGGCAGGATGCCGTAGCCGTGGCCGATGACCGGGAATGGCCGTCGCTGCGGATAGTAAGCACCGCCGCCAACGGCGATGGGCACCTCGACGGAAACAACATCGGCGTCGAGCGCATCGAGCGCATCGGCCGCCTCGTCTACAGTCCCGAACAGAACCTGCGCGCCGATCGCGGCATCGAGTTCGTCGGTGGCAGTTGCGGCCTCGACCGCATCCGCCACAACATCAGTAACCGCGTAAGCTACGTCGAGCGCACTCGCGGCCTCAGCCACAACCGCGGGGATGCAGATGATGCGGCCATCGGCGGTCCAGCAGGCACTGTCGGCGGTCCAGAGCGTACTATCAACAGTGACGCCAATGACCGGAAGCTGCGTTACATGGGTAGGCATTAACTGAAGATTTCGTCCGCGCGGGCTTGCGTCAGGATGCCGTTCGTTACGCAATCAGCGGCAAACGACTGCGTCCGCTTGCGGTTGAAATCGACGGATGGCGCGGCAGTGATGATGTCGAAATCCTTGCCGGTCTTGCCGTTGTCGCTCATGCGCCGGTCTTGCAGTAAGCGATATTCGGCATTGGTCCAGCGTGCGATCCAGTCTGCCGTAGCAACCGCAATGGTCGGGTCAGCCGGAATGGTCGAAAGCACCATGCCGGCGGAAGCGATCTGCGCCTCGGTTGCTTCTGGCTTCGGCGCAAAATTCCATTGCACGCGATCAGTCGGATGGGGAACCGACACTGATATGATCGGACAAACTTCACTGATGGCAGCATGCAAGGTCGGTTCGTCCATCAATAATGCTCCGTAATGATAATGATGCCCGAGCCTCCCGCAGCCCCAGCAAATCCAGAGCCGCCACCGGTGCCGGCTGTGCCTGCCGCACCTACGGCATAGGAATAGGTTGCGGCGGGAGGAGCAAAAATCTTGCGGACACATCCGCCGGCACCGCCACCGGAGCCCCCCAGTGTCGTGGTTACAATTGCCGTGCCGCCGCCGGCGCCGCCGCCGCCGCTGTTGGTAACCCCAGCATATCCGGTAGCACCATAGCGTCCGCCACCCCCACCACCGAAAACAGAATTTCCACCAGAGCCCCCACCGGCAAAGGTCACGCCATTGGCAGGAGGACCATTACCTGCACCATTGGCGCCCGCAATGTTGACATCACCGCCCGAGGCTGCGCCGCCCGTCCCACCAACGGCACTGGCCACAGACCCGCCACCACCACCACTGCCAGTCAATGTTCCGAATGTCGTGTTTCCGCCGGCTCCTGCGTTATTGGTGCCACCATTACCGGCACCGCCACCGCCACCGCCACCGACCAATTCCACATCAATCCAAACAACATTGGCTGGCGTGGTATAGGTACCTGAACCGCTGGTCAGGGCCTGTCGCGTTGCAGCGGTGCCGGCGCCGCTGCCGCCCGCTGCCAGCGTGCCGCCGATGAACGTGAGGTTTGCGCCGATGGTGACAGTTGACCATGTATTGGCGGCCGATCGATAGTAGATCGTGTTGGTGCCGGTCAGCGCAGCAATGGCGGTCAGATCAGCGTCGAGCGGTTGATAGCTTGTTGCAGCGACGCTCGTCGTCAGGAAGGCGGTGTCGGCGGTATAAAGCTCGGTGAAGTTTGCATTACACTTGGTGAATGCCGTTCGCGCCGGATCGCCGGTGCCATCGTTGGGAGCAGCACCTACATTGATGGTCTGCTGCGCCATATCTTTACGGCATCACCAGCCGGAATGATTTCAGCAGCACCGGAGCGCCCCGTCTAATCTGTACGCCGTCAAGCATGATGACCGCGTCGGAATTCTCGTCGCCGACATCGCAGGAGAAGACCTCGCTGCCGTCAGCAGCCAGGATGCGCGCGGCCATGGCGTTGCCTCTGTCGCGCGCGAGCGCTTGGCCAATCTCTCGAAACTCAAGTTCGCTGTCGACCGCAGCCATGGTTGCCGGATCGGACAGTTGCATCACCGCGAGTATCTTGCCGTCACCGGTCAGCAACTCGATGCTGCCGCCATCCATCAACTGGGACAGCGCGTCGAGCATGGCATTGCTCGCGGTTTCAGACAGGTTGATCATCGTAGACCGGGACGAAGTTGCCGTCCGCGTCGCGCTCGATGCGGGTGACCTTGGTCGGCCGCGGCGACTCGCGCTGGATGGCCGGCGACTCGTGCAGCATCCGCACCGCGCTGGCGATCTGCTCGGCCAATTCGGGCGGTAGCATTGCAAGCTCGCCGCTGTCGCCCCTCGGGCCAGGCGGCCCTTGTTCGCCGGGATCGCCCTTCTGCATCGGCCGCGCTTCGAGTTCAGCGAGGCGTGCGCCGAGTACCGTTACGGCATCCGTCACAACCTCGCGCACGAACGGGACAAGGCCCCGCGCTAATTCATTCAATTGACCTTCATCCATCACGCGGCCTCGCGATATACAGCCTGCAATGCCCGCGTGAATTGCGGTGCGAATTGCTTCGGCGCGGGCTCTTCGTCTTCCGCCTTCGGCTCTTCAGCCGCCGGCTGCTCCTGCTGCGGCGCTGCTGCTGTTGCTGGCTTGAACGGATCGTCCTGCGCGTCGCGCTTGGCGAGCGCTTCCAGGCTGTAGTTCTGCTGCTGCAGAAATGGCTGATCGCCGCCTTTGACTGGTTTTAGGTCAAACTTGGCGCGGCCCTCGTTTGGCGCCATGGTGCCAGCGCCCTGTAGAACCTGCACGGTGGTCGCCAGCGTGACGCTGTCCATTCGCAGTAGGTTCTCGGTGTCGAATTCGGTGCCGATGCTGGCACCCCAGCCAATGCCGAGCGCGTGGTCGAGCGCCTCTTCAATCTCCTCGATGTGGCTTTGCAGCGCCTGCGAATAGTATTCGACGTTGAGTGCCTGCACGTTGTTGTAAGTCGGTATCAAGCCGACGCCGACCTTGTAGGGAGGCACATGATAAACGGAGCAGACCACCTCGGCCGACCATTTCAGGTTCTCGATCATTTGAACTTCGGTGTTGGTCATCGTCATTTTTTCGTACTTGACGCCGCCGGTCATGACCGCGACGCGACCGAGATTGGAGCGCGAGAACCGCACTTCCCATTGCTCCTTGAACCGCTGTTCCTCTTCCTGGGAGACTTCGCCAGGCAGCGTAAGAATGCCGCCGGGCACCGACGCATTCTCGAACAGCAGCGCGGATGCCTTTTGGCCGTTGAGGGCAACCATCGAGGCCAGGCCGCTGGCGAACACCGGCGGCGTCCCGACCAATGGATGAAACAGACAGTTAAAGCGATCGTGAATGATCTCGCGCGCGGGCACGACGATATCCCCTATGCCGGCGAGGTTGTCACTGTTCAATCGGTAGAACACCGCGCCATCGTCGGACACCAAGGGCTGCACGCAGGTAGGATCGAGAACATGCAATGCGGTGACGACGTTGCGATCGTCGCGCACTTTCAGCACATAGGTGTTGCCGCGGCTGAGTTTCGACAGCACCCAACATTCCCAAAACTGATTCCGGGTTTGATAGTCATTGGGCCGCCGCAACACCGGGCTGAATGCCGGGTTAGTGGTCTCGGTCCAGATATTATCCTTGTCCTTCTCGACGAGCTTGACCCGCAGCTTGGCGATGTCGCGCGCGATCAGCGTCTTGCAGGCGAAGTCGGCGTGAAACGACGACGCGGTGTCGACATTGATTTCGAGATTGCGCTGCCAGGCACCGGTGAATGGCTCGCGGATCAGCGGAGTCCAGCCGCCGCGATCCAGCGGCAGCGAGTTCAACGCCTTTCGTTTCTCGCCGGTAAACGGAACCGGCAGGCCGAAGATGCGCATCAGCGTTTGGCCTGCGTAATCTCATGCTGCAGTCGGGCGACGCCCCAGCGCCGATCGATATCGATGCCGAGCTGTGTCGCTTCCAGCCGCAGCCGGTCGATGGCAGCATCGCTCGTCATGGCTCCGACACCATGCGCGGAGCCGGCAATGCTGTCGTCGGATTCGGTCACTTCACCGACGTGACCGAGATCCAATCGTCGTCCGCCTTCGCCTTGCAAATAGGTTTTTTCTGCAAACAACACGACGCTGCTGAGCGAATGCAGACCCATCGCTTCGCAGCCCTGCGATTGGATGAAGTTCACGATAAATTTATTGATCTGATTGCACAGCACATGCTCGGCGATCGCGAGCGTGCGATCGTCGGTATATCGCCGGCCCTGCACCATCTGCGGCACCAGGCCGGCCTTCTCCATCGCGTCGTTAATCGCCTTGCCGCCTCCGTGCACGAGGATCGGCTGCATGCCGACGTAGTTCATAAATACGATGTCGTTCAGCACGGCCGACAGCGTCTGCTCATCGTCCATGATCGATCCGCCGACCTTGACGATCACGGTCTTGTCGTGGAAGCGCTGGATGTA